CCAACCCTCCCTCTCCCTCGCCCCCTCCCCTCTCCCCCTTGCATCCCCCTCTCCCCGCCCCCACACCCACACCCACACCCACACCCACGAGGCGGGTGCGTATGCGCGAGGGGCGGGGCGGGAAGACCGGCACCATCGAGTCCGAGATCGCCGGAGCCGACGAGGAGCCGCTGCCGCTGGAGCTCATGCTGCCGGCCTTCCGCGACGTGTGGGCCGACTGGTGCCTGCACCGGGCCGAGCTCTACCGGGCCTACCCTGCCAAGCGATGGACGGCACTGGCGGCCCGCAAGACCCTGACAGAATGCGCCCGGCACGGGGCGGAGCTGAGCGCCATGGCCATCACCGCGGCCATCTCCAACGGATGGCAGGGGCTGGTCTGGGACCGGCTCCAATATTCACCCACTCACTCACCAAATGGACAGCATCGAACAACGAATCGCCCGGCTCTTACCCGTAATGCAGAGCCGCTCCTCGCCGGACAGCCCAGCCTTAACACTTCAGGTAATTGTGGCGGAGGCCGTGCCGGTACGGTTTCCGGGGTTCAGGCACCACCAGGACCCAGTCTTGATGAAAATGGGGAATATTGCTGGTGACTTCGTGAGGGAGATCCCGGCCAAGCGGCCGACCCGCGGCAAGCCCAACGGCCGCTGGCTGACGCTGTGGGGACGCAGTGGCACCGGCAAGTCGATGCTGGCCCGAGGCATCTACGAGGCCTTCCCGCGCCGGGCGCACTGGCTGGACTGGGTGGATCTCTGCCGGCGCTACCAGTCGAAGGATGACATCAACAGGGCGCTGCGGTGGGCCTGTGACGCGGAGGTGCTGGTGATCGATGACGCCGGGGCAGAGCACCAGACGCCGGCCACGGTGGGACTGCTGCACGGCATGCTCCAGAGCCGCCTCGGCCAGTGGACGGTGATCACGACGAACCTGAGCCCGGACACGTGGAGGCAGCGGGACGAGCGGATCGGCAGCCGCCTGATCCGTGACCGCAACGTCCACGTGGACTGCACGACCGCTGACTACGCTACGCGGGAGGCCGCGCCGCGATGAGCGGACGTGGCCTATTTACCACCGCATCAGCATGAAAAAGACACCCACCGAACGCTCAAGATGATCTACCGAAGCACGCGGGCCAGCGCGGGACTCGCTTAGCTTGATCGGATGGTTATGCCTTTCCATGCTCAGGAAACGGGCGCAAAGTGTCGATGCGGGGAAGGGAAAATGGCACTCCATCGCCAAAGTCGTAGAGTTCAAATCCTACGATGGCATCGCCCTTCGCCCAAAGCAAAAGACCGACATCGACGCCTTCGGGACTCGTACCAAGCGCCTCAGCAACCGGAGCCGAGCCAACGGTCTCCTCTTGAGACACAAAATCGATGCTTGGGCAGCCGCACTCGCAGGCTCCAACGGCGCGTAGACTCGCAAGTGATGGAACAAGATGGTTAAGCGTGCCGCGTGTGGAAGCGTGCTGGAGCATCCACCGAATCACATCCACTTCGTCGTGATGAAGCGGTCTTTCAGAAACTGCTTTCATTGGCATAACGTTCAAGAGATGGCAGGCGAAGCCTTGCCATCCTCGTCGTGTTCGCCTTTGATTGGTCTGTGCGCTCGGCTCCACCTGCCCGTTTCGTCCGGATTTGATGGCAGACTACCGTAGAGCGCGTGAAATGCCTTTGATGACTCCGGAGGAAGATCCTCGTAGGTCACGATAACTTCCTCGGTATTGAGGTGTGCTCCGAGGTCGGCAGCGATTCGATCGACCTGTTCGTGGGCGTCGGATGGTGTCGAAATTCCGAAAACCAATGCCCCGTCGCGAAGGAAAAATACCATGGCGTGCTCCTGTTGGGCATCGCTCCGCCAGTAAATGGTGTGAATCTCAGTCGGGTTCTTGCAACAGTGGGAAATAAGCTCTGCCGCCGTGGCAAAAACCTTCTCGGGGGTCTTGGAATACTGAGGAATCTCATATTCGTCGGCAGACTCAATGCGCGCCGGTAGAAAATGGTCGAGGAACCGGATGATCGCTTCTTCCGTGCGGTGCTCGCCGAGCGCGTAGATGTCAGCATATTCCGGCATCGTGAAGGATCATTTCTGAGGCGAACTCTGTATTATGCCAACAGGGGTGTTGGGATATCCATTTTGGCGGGTAGCATATTTTTGGTGGGATTGGGGTTCAAAGTGATTGAGGGACAATCTTTTAGCACAGACGGTCGCAGCATATCCAATCCAAACCGGATTTGCAAGAAATTACGGGGAAGATTCGGAAATGTTAAAGGAGACGGTTGGCGGTTGGCGGTTGGCGGTTGGCGGTTGGTGGTTGGTGGTTGGTGGTTGGTGGTTGGTGGTTGGTGGTTGGTGGTTGGTGGTTGGTGGTTGGTGGTTGGCGGTTGGCGGTTGGCGGTTGGCGGATGAAAGCCCACTTGAAGACCACCAACCCCACCCCTAATCACCAAACAAACCTATGAACTACGATACCCAGCAACCCATCCACGCGGCGTTCGATGCTGCGGTCCAAGCAGAACGGTCCGACAAGATCAAGGCGGCCGATTTTGAACCGTGGATTACTGAAGACCTCCAAATCACGGTCCACAACCTGGACGACCTTGAGTGGGGTGGATTCAAACGCGCCCCCCTTGGGGAGTGGCTCTGCGCACAGGGCCAGCACTTCATTCACCTCGACTCCGTCGAAGACCTGATTGGCTGCCTGGAAGCGGCCGTGATAAAGCTGAAGGACCATGTCGCCAAGGGTGATGCTTATCTGGCCAGCCTTCCCGGTTGAATTCCAGCCGGTAGGTCATGCGGATGGGGTCTGTGCTTTCAGGACCGCATCAAAAATTCGCCGAGGGGATCGCCTTGGGGCTTAACGCCACCGACGCCTACGTGGCCGCCTACCCGGCATCCACCCGGGTGGCGGCTGGCCCCAACGCGGGGCGGCTGATAAAAAATGATAAGATCCTCGAGGAGGTGGAGCGGCTGCGCCGGAAGGCGGAGGAGGCGGCCGGCGGGGTGGTCCTGACGCTGGTGGAGAAGCGCACGATCCTCGCCCAGATCGCCCGGGGTGGGGAGCGGGATGGGGACCGCATCAATGCGATCAAGGCGGACAATGACCTCGGGGGGGATGGGGCGGATGCTACGCTGGCCATCCGCATCGTGAAGGCGTGGGACTGAGCTTATGATCGAGCTACCCCACCGCTTTGCCCCCCGGCCCTACCAGAAGGGGATCATGCGGGCCATCTGCCAGCAGGGCATCAAGCGGGGCATCTGTGTGTGGCACCGCCGGGCTGGGAAGGACAAGACCTTCCTCAACATCATGGCCATCATGGCCGCCCAGACGATGGGCAACTACGCGTATTTCTTTCCGACCGCGGTGCTGGGGAGGAAGGCGCTGTGGGACAACATCGACGCCAACAGCGGGATGCGGGTGATCGACCACCTGCCGCCGGAGATCGTGGCGAAGACCAACGAGCAGCAGATGAAGATCACGCTGGTCAATGGGTCCACCATCCAGATCCTTGGGACGGAGACGCTGGACGTGGTGGGGGGCAATCCCATCGGGGTGATATTCTCCGAGTCTGCCCAGCACAACCCCATGGCGTGGGACTACATCCGGCCGATTTTGCGCGAGAACGGTGGGTGGTGCATCTTCAATGGGACACCCCGCGGGAAGAATTGGCTGCATGACCTGCTGACGAAGAACCGGGAGAACCCACAGTGGTACACCGAGGTGCTGTCGGTGGCGGACACGGGGGCGCTGACGCCGGAGGATATCGAGGAGGAGCGGCGGTCCGGCATGCGGGAGGAGATGATCCGGCAGGAGTATTTCTGCGACTTCAGCGTGGGCCTGATAGGGGCCATCTATGCTGATCTGATCGACCGGGCCCGGGCAGAGCGCCGGCTGACCAACGACGTGCTGTGGGAGAGGGGAGCGCTGGTGTGGACGGCGTGGGATCTGGGAGCGCCGGAGAACACCAGCATCTGGTACTTTCAGGAAATCATGGGGGAGATCCGGCTGATTGATTTTGATAGTGGGCTGAACCTTGGGACGGCAGAGAGGGTGGCGCACATGATCGCCAAGGGGTATTCCTATGGGGGGCACCTGCTGCCGCATGATGCGGAGGCGAAGCAGAAGAACAGCCTGTCTTTCCTCGAGGAGCTCACCGCGGCCGGACTCGGCAATGTGCGGGTGGTGCCGCGGACCCACAACATCTGGCATGGCATCACGCGGATGAGGGAGGTGCTGCCGCGGTGCCGGTTCGATGCCACCAAGTGTGCCCCGGGCATCGCTGCCCTCGAGCACTACCACCGGCGGGAGGGCAAGGGGTATGTGACCAACGACCCGGTGCATGACTGGAGTAGCCACCCGGCGGACGCCTTCCGCTACATCGGTGAGGGGATGCTGCACGGCATGGTGGGCCGGGCTGGACTGTCGGCAAACCAAGGACCGCCCCAAGTGAAGATGGCCGGGCACTGGCGATGAGCCCAGCCCATCGAGCGGCGGCGGTGCCCAGCCATGCCGGGTTCACGGCGGATCTGGCGGCCCACCTGCTGCCGGGCGGGGTGGTGGTGTCGACGCCGGAGTTCTTCATCATGGCGCGGCCGGTGCGGCGGGATGCGGCAGACGATGATTTGCTGAACGCCTGCCACCGCTGGGAGGATCCTGATGCGTGGATGGTGTGGTTGGCAGCCGGAGACTTGAGAGCGGCCATGGCGATGCTGTGGCCTTTGTTTGGAGCAGGCAAATCTTGGCTTGCATTTCAGACCAGAGGTCAACCGATGTGGGTGCGGGCCGTTCTGGTCCGTTCCCTCTATGGCAAAAGGCAGACCCAACAACGCGAAGGTCGCATCTCAGCAGCGGGCCAGCATGCGGCAGGCCCGGCTCGATGGTAAGAAGCTGACCAAGTCCTTGAAGCAGCAGGAGGACAGGATGATGAGCATGAGCCTGCCGGAGATGACGCCCACCGCGGCAGCCCCGACGACCAGCCTGGCTGACGTGGAGGCGGCCGGCAACGAGGTCCGGGTGGCCAACCGCCGGAAGAAGGGCCTCGCCCAGACACTCCTCGCCGGAGCCGGTGGAGCCTCCGCCGTGAAGTCCATGGCGGCCGGAATGATGGCTGTCCCTACCATGTATTGATTTTCAGCTATGTCAGGCGTCAACCCCCAGTATCAAATCCTCGAGCGGGACAAGGGCCGCAGCATGCAGTCCGCTTGGTCTACCATCTGGGCGGATGTGGCCCGGTTTTCGTGCAGCGGCCGTAAAGAATCGCTCAAATATCAGACGCCGGCCGTCAATAACGGGGTGCCACTACAACCGGAGCGGCACAACGATACGGCCGTGCATGGTCTGGAGGTTTTCAGTGGCGGGGTGAAGACGTGGGTCTGCCCGGGGCCCGGGACGGGGTGGTGGCAGTGGACGCCGCATGCCTCGCTCAAGGGCAACATTGAGGTGGCCGATTGGCTGGCGGACTGTGCTCAGCGGGCGGATGGGGTGATGGAGAACGCCGGGTTTTACGATGCCGCGCACTCTGTCTTCGAGGATCTGGGCATGATCGGCATCGGGTGCATGTTCATCGACGTGGGGGAGGGCAAGCCGCTCAGCTGCGTGCCGCTCTCGGCGAACGAGTTCGTCTTCACGGTCGACTTTGAGAAGCGGCCGAACAGTGCCCGGGTGACCTATAACAAGACCGCGGAGGAGTGGGAGACCAAGTTCCGCGACGTGCCCGGCGCGGTGATGCCGGAGACCTTGTTGGCTGACCTGCGGGCCAAGAAGACGGATGCCGTGCATGAGATCATCCACGCGGTCTACGAGCGGAACTACGAGGCCCGGCAGGAGGCCCAAGAGTATGAGCGCAACCCGCTGAAGATGCAGTGGGCCAGCTGCTGGATCCATGTGGCCAGCAAGACGGTGGTGCATGAGAGCGGCTTCGATGAGTTCCCCTTCATCATCCCGCGGTGGCGGGTCATGACCGGCACTCCCGGCCTGTATGGCATCAGCCCGGGCATGGATGCGCTGGCCAGTGCCCGAGGGGTGAACCTGATGGACATGCTGATGGCCACGCAGGTGGAGGTGGCGCTGAATCCGCGGATCCTCGCCCCGCCCGGCACCGGCACCATTGATCTGTCCCCCGGCGGCATCACCCAGCGGCTGCCCGGCACTGAGGCCCCCAGCGAGTGGCTCTCGGATGGATCGAGGGGTGGGGTCCAGAATGGCGAGAATTTCATTGTCAGGAAGGAGTCGCAGATCATGCGGGCCTTCCATGCTGACCTCTTCGAGCAGTTGGCACCGATTGCCCAGAAGCGGGAGATGACCAATGGGCTGGTGGAGGCCTTGCAGCGGGAGAGCCTGTCCCGCATCTCGCCGGCGATGGGCCGTCTCAGCCAGGAGTTTGTGGAGCCGGCGATGCTTCGCATCTTCATGATCCTCTACCGGGCCGGATACTTCGCCGAGCCACCGGACTCAGCGTTCTACTACAACGCGGCCGGTGAGAAGTATCTGATCTTCCCCCGGGTGGCACAGACCAGCCGGATGGCGCAGGCGCTGAACAGCCGGAAGGTGTGGGCCTACCGTTCTGCGGTGGAGCGGGTGCTGACGCTGTCCCAGCTGATGCCGGAGGTGCTGGATATCTACAACTGGGATGCGATGCATCGGGATCTGGACCGCGGTGATGGGATGCCGACTGAGTGGCACCGCACCGAGG